CCCCAACCAAGGTCATTTATCTTTTGACCAAAAGCCACGCGGCATCAACTACCGCGTGTACCGGACGGTTATTAACTGTACGGCACCCAGCTTACTGCGTGCCCAAGGACTGCGTCACGAGGGGTTACCCCGCCGTCGTTCCAAGGGACACCGTAGCAAGCTCCAGCTAAAATTACGTCGTTATCGAAGTGATTCCAGGAAACAGTCTTGAACTGTGCTGGACGATAACATCTGACGTAACGGATGCTGCTTTCAGTCCTGGTGTTCCAGAACTGAGCTTCGTCATGAATGACGATGTCGCCAAGCCCAGAGGGCCCACGACACCGGCGGATCTGACTCGGGAGGTTATCCAGAGCCAAGAACCACGCATGACGAAGTCCGAGACCGCGGGCACATTCTCCTAATCCCTGTGAAGGGACCATGGATCGTATGCCGTTGGCCATTGCAATCCAATCCTGTGGTTCACTTGGTTCTTTCTTTAGAAAGAATGGACGGACGTCCACCCCCTCAAAGTAATCACCACCACAGGACTCACGAAAAGGACCACTAACGAACGATTTAGTTTCGTTGATCTCCAATCCGCAGAATCGCAACGCAGCTTTCACCTCTTTCTCGAGTTCGGTTAAGACGATTAAGTCGTCACCGTAAGCCCACACGTTTTCGCCATTTACAGGGGTGACCCCATTCATGACGTAGACGGCGCGGCAGATTGCCAGAAATAGGCAAGTCTCGAGTTCGAAGGTGTACCCATTCCCCATAGCGCTGAATTTCTCCAGCACAACCGACTTTGCTACGCCATCATTTATCTCGGTGATGGGTTCGCGTAGATCGAAAAGTGGTTCATACCACTTCGGGGGTAGCGCCAGCCTGACAAGGGCCGACGCTTGGGTGTCACTAGCTTGGCGTAGGTCTAGAGTTGCGAATTTGCCAGAGATACTGGCACCACGGGCGACCTGCCTGTGGATGTTCTGCGCAACCCGCAGGTCAATTCCTGCACGCTTCAATCCCTCCCTCATCGCTGAGCCAAAGCCCAGTTGATAAAAGGAGTTTATACTAGCGCCGATGCATATGCCCCGGTGTTTTGTACAATCCTTGTTGGCCGTTGTGAAACGGTTGCCTCGGATGATCGAAGGGGACCCACTTCGCGACGATACAGCCTTGCCCCAGAGTGTTCCACTCCAGGGGATAAGAAAAGGCCATGCGTCACGTGTCATTGTGGGGCTAGATGACATTTTATCCGGAATAGTCGCTAGACCACCCCTGTCTCCGTAAGTCGTACCCGGTCCGAACCTACCAGCTGGATTAGCTGGCGGGCGCTCGCCGATGAGACCTATTACCTCTTTACGCAGTTGGACAAAGAAAGTCCGCAGCGCTTCATCTTCAGACCCGAGGGTGTTGTAGATAAAGGGTAATAGCCGTTGATTAGTACGATAGCATGTTCGCTCAGCCTCCCAGAAACCATCAATTGCGACTTGTTTACGGTCGAATGTGGTGGGGAGTGGCTCATACTTCCTCAAGAAAGAAGTACAAACAGCTGCTGAGAAATACTCGTGATGAGTTTTGAACATGTGAGGGTCGATCTTGATTGAAACCAGATCGTCCCACCTCTCCTCCTCAATGCACTTGCGTGCCAAATCAGAGAAAGGGCCAGAGAAGCCGTCGCAAATAGCGAGGGCTACGGAACGCACTTCACGTGCTATTTCGTTAGACATCAGTTTACGTGCTCAGTAGTTACTGAGGAGCAAAACCAGACTTGAGACTGTCCTTAAACAAGACAGAAGCTACAAGGTTGGTCGCTTGGGACACGAATTCGTTTACATCCGCCGCTGGCATGCCCTGAGGCACAACAGCGTTGAACGAGAACAAACCCACGTTGACCTTGCGCGTGATGCCATCGGTACCAACTGCCGACTGTTTCCAGTCGATCATTCCTTCGACGCGACGAATAGTGCCATCCCCATTGGGGCGGCTCATCATCTTCGCTTCAGGGTTGAAAGAAGCAGCAGTACCGACCGACAGGTTCCGCCAGATGGCAGGCGACTTGTCGCCACCGGAAGCTTGGACCGAGGTCCAGACTTGATCGGTGGTTCCGTCATTTTTCTTAACGGTGATGTTAGCCATATTAGGCATGGTTTTTTCCTAAAAAAGGAGTAAATTGAGAACTTAAACGCGTCTCAAAAATTGCGTTAGCAGTGACACGGCCGTCAAGCCGCGAGTCACCGAAAACCCTTTCCAGGGTCGTATAGCGAGTATGGGTTTAGAAATCCCCATCACTCGTTTAACAGTCACATGATTACGTACTCGGTGGGGTATGGAAGGCCCACGATTATTGTAATAAAATTCCTGTTTAAGCCTGATGAACCTTGTCGTTGTCGAATTTGTCAATGCCAAACCCGAAAAGTCCGTGTAGCTGCCAAGGATGTCCCCGACATTTGCGAACCAGTCAACAACGAAACTAAAAGGTACCAGTTCCCAGGCTACAGTCAGTGGGTTGAGTAAACCCATTGACTGCGCGAGGTGCTTATTTCCATCCACGATTACAACGTTCGCCCTAAGGCAGACGCCTTCGGACCAATCATCACGTGAAGTGAGATTGTACCAAATCGCGGGGTTCCCAGTGATCGATTTCTTGACACTGTACCCGCTAGATTTGATGTTGTAACCAGTACCCTTCACAGGGTTCTCTAGCGCAAGAAGCGCAGTAGAATGGATATCAGACACCAGAGGCGCCCACCCGAAGTGAAACTCCAGGAAGTTGTCGGCATAGGATCTTGCGTGCCTTTTGAGACGCAATTCGACAGTGTCTCGAGACTGCCGGCGTACGCGTCGATATCGGACTGGATCGAATTCGAAATCAGATTCGTCATCTGACTCTCCTTGATTTCGTCTTTTAATTTTTCGCGCATTTCGGGCATCCTCTCGTTCTTTGGCTTTGCGCCAAAGTCTGTCGTTTACATACCGCGGTTTTTTGACCGTGATATGGTTCTTCCTAGTGGCTACAACACTCAGGCCCAAAGCCTGAGCTGCCTCACCAAAACGTAAGCTTTTCATAGCTTTAGCAAACTTAAGGACCTTTCCGGCGCGTTGCGCCATCATGCCCATAGCTTGTTTACGTTCAGCCAAGTTGACGGCAATCATACTCTCATCTTGATAGACTGCGTTCCGGAACCTGTCATAGGCCTTGTTAAGGGCTTCTGCATAGCACGGAGACACCGTCGTCATATTAAAAGAGTTAGATCCGGCATTACCGGACCATGATTGGCCAATCGAGTTGCTCCCAGCGGGGCAATATCTCCACACCATCTCGTATGACAACCGTTGCGTGTAAGGCGCGGGTTGCCGGTACCATTGCTGGTACTTGTAGAGAACGGTGGTTGACACCACTTTGCTGAAAGGACCAGTAATACTCATACAGAGCTCCGTTTGTCATGCTTTTTTTGCATGGTGCATTCGGGGACTACCCCTATATAAGAAAGGATTTTCATCCGTCGCTCTCCAGCGACACCAGTTAGACGTTCAGAGGAAATATTTGGTAAGGTCTCCAAATACTGAACGATTAGCAACATACCCTCCTTAAGAGTATGTAGATAAGAGCCCGTGAG